TGTCCGCAGGTTGGTTCGTGGCGCAGACCCTCACCGGTCCCTGCTACTGCGACACCTGTGAAAGCGTGAACGACATCCTCGCAGATGCGATGGAAGAACTGATGGCTAACGAAAGGAGACACACACACTATGACACGAGATGACCTGCTAAATGGAGACCCCCGTGAAGCGTCCATCCAGAGCTACAAGCTAGTCAATGCGATGGACGAGATTCGACCCCCAACCCCGGCAATGAAGATTCAAGCCCTCGCCTTCCTGACGGCGATGGTCGCAGACCTCATGGACTATGAGCCGCACCTGATGCTGGAACTCGGTGACAACATCCGGCGCGAGATGTCCAAGCACGAGCCGGACACCCTCAAGGCGTTCCGCGCTTACGTCGCGGGGGAACTGCGATGACAGACTCCAACGCCATCAACAACGTCTATGACGTGCGGTGTAAGAAGTGTGGAGCGAAGTTCATTGCCTACTCCACAACCAAAACCTTTTCCTGCCCTCAGTGCGGTAGTCTGCAACCCGCGTTGAAGCTGGAAGACTATAAACTGCGGTCCAAAGTTTTCTACCGCAAGCTCACAGAGGATGGGCGGCGTAGGCTGATTGGGCGGCGAAGGGACAGGTGAAGTTATGAGCGAACAGGAATACATCGACACGTTGATTGAGTCGGCGCGGAAGTATGTGAAGGCTGACCGTAAGGTTCCGGTGGACCTGTTGGCAAAACTTCACAGGCTCGGGGTTGAACTGGAAACTATCTATCAGGATAGCAACCTCGGGTTTGAAGTTATCGAAACCAAAACCATCAACAGCTTCGATGAAGTCGAGGCGTGAAAGGAGATTTACGTGGCTGAAAAGAAAGAGCGCAACAAGATGTTCACAACGCCGAAGGGCATCGCCGCCTATCCGTGGCTGACGAAGCCCGACACGAAGTTCAAACAGGCGGGTGAGTTCTCTATCCGGCTGAAGGTTCCGGCAGACGAAGCCGCCGGGCTGGTCAAGCTGATTGAGGAAGCCCGTGAAGCGAACTTCGCCGCTGTCAAGGCGGACAACCCGAAGAAGAACATCAAGAGGGCTGACCCCCCGTACAAGCCTGAGCTTGACGATGAGGGTAACGAGACAGGCAACCTGCTGTTCCACTTCAAGCAGGGCGCAATCATCAAGACGAAGGATGGCGAGACCATCAAAGTCACCATCAAGATTTTCGACGCGAAGGGTCGGCCCATCGTCGGCAAGATTGTCGGCGCAGGGTCTACTGTGAAGGTCGCCTTCCAGTTCAACCCCTTCTACACCGCTCAGATTGGAGCCGGTATCGGGCTTCGTCTGAAGGCTGTGCAGGTTCTTGACCTGATTGAACCTCAGGGCGGTTCGGCCGAGTCCTACGGTTTCGGTGAGGAAGACGGTTATGAGTTCGATGGCGAGGATGTCGCTTTCGACGGACAGGCTCCCCCGGCAGGTACGCCGAGTAATGGCGACTTCTAAACTGCCCCGCCTTCGCACACGCTCCACTCTGGAATCCTACACCATAAGCGATTTGAAGGAACGTCAGGTTGACTTTCAGTACGAACCTCACCGCATTAAATATATGCAGGTGCAGGAACGCTCGTACACGCCTGACATCCTTCTCGCTAATGGGATATATGTTGAGGTCAAAGGATACTTTACATCCCTTGACAGGGCGAAACACCTGCTCATCAAGAAGTCCAACCCCGACCTTGACATTCGGTTCCTGTTTCAGAGGGCAAACAACAAACTCAGTAAGACGAGCAAAACCACTTACGCCGCATGGTGTGAGAAGCACGGCTTTTTGTGGGCGGAGAAGTGTGTCCCTCAAGAGTGGATTAACGAGAAGCCGAAATCCAAGCGAAAGGAGGAGAAGCTCCCGAATCCCGGCTTAATATCAGCCGGTCCTGAGCGTCTTTACAACTAACAATAATGCCTTCCCCCAACGTGAAGTACCTTGCCGTCCATTGTGCCGCGACGAAGCCGTCGATGGACGTTGGCGCGGCTGAGATTGACCGGTGGCATAGAGCGCAGGGCTGGTTCAAAATCGGCTACCACTATGTCATCCGACGTAACGGGAAGATTGAGAAGGGGCGTCCTGAGTCTGAAATAGGGGCGCACGTTAGCGGCTACAACTCCGTGTCTCTCGGTGTCTGCCTTGTCGGTGGTATCGACAGTAGAGGAAAGACCGAGAACAACTTTACTCCGGCTCAGTTTGAGTCGCTGAGAACCCTACTCACCGAACTCAAGGCCCGCTACCCTGAAGCCATTGTACAGGGACACCGGGACTTCCCTAATGTCAAGAAGGACTGCCCAAGCTTCGACGTGAAGAAGTGGTGGTCGGAACAATAGTCCCCTCAGCGGACGTAGTCGCTTTCACGCTCGGTATCGTCCGGCATTGTGGCTACGTCCGCTTTTAATTGTGAAAGGAGCGTCCTATGGAACTCACAAAACTTCAGATGGTGAAGATTGGTTTCTTCGCCGGTATCGGAATGTATCTGTCAGGCATCGTGTGTGGACTCGCCGGTGTCCTGCTGTCCATCATCTTCCGCTAAGAAAGGAGCATACACATGAAAGCAAAGACCAACAAGATTCAGATTCTCAATCACCTGCTCGGTCAGAAGCATATCTCTCAGCTTGAAGCCCTCGGTGTTTACCGATGCTTCCGCCTTGCTGCTGTCATCCATGAACTCCGTAAGGAAGGCTATAACATTCAGTCTCATTGGTCCGTTGATGCGACCGGTAAGAAGTACAAGCGGTACTACCTGTCCACGAGCAACGAGACTCAGTACGCGTCCTGTAAAACGCTTCGGCGCAAGTAGGTGTCTCTTATGGCTGACGGGAAATTCCTGCGGCACGAACCCTGCCCGAAATGCGGAAGCAAGGACAACCTCGCCCGATACGAGGACCACGGCTTCTGCTTCGGGTGCGGGTATTACGAGGGTACAGGGGGCGTTGAAGCTGAACGCCCTATCCTTGACAACGTCAACTTCATCTATGGCGAGTTCATGCCGTTGATGAAACGCATGATAACCGAAGAAACCTGCCGCAAGTTTGACTATCGCGTCGGTGTTTATCGTCAGCGCGACGGCTCCATGTCTCCCGTCCAGATTGCGAACTATCGGTCTGACGGGAAGGTAGTCGGGCAGAAGATTCGGTTCCCTTCAAAGGACTTCAAGTACCTCGGTGATGGGTCTCAGCCGCCCCTCTTTGGTCAACACCTATGGGGCAACGGCGGGCGCATGATTATCGTCACTGAAGGCGAGATTGATTGTATGACTGTGAGCCAAGTTCAAGGGAACAAGTATCCTGTCGTATCAGTCCCTAACGGAGCGTCCGGCGCAAGGAAAGCACTTCAGCGTGAACTTGAGTGGCTTGAGCGTTTCGACTCCGTGATTCTAATGTTCGACATGGATGAACCGGGACAGGAAGCCGCGAAGATATGCGCTGAAATCTTTACGCCCGGTAAGGCGAAGATCGCGCACCTTCCGATGAAAGACCCAAACGAGATGCTGCTTGCTGGTAAGGGTGAGGAAATCATCCGAGCCGTCTGGAACGCAAAGGAGTACCGGCCCGATGGAATCATCGCTGGTCCCGACTCGTGGGATTATTTCATGAAGAAGCGCAACGCCGTGTCCATCCCGTATCCGTGGGAACCGCTCAACAAGCTGACCTACGGACTCAGGAAGCACGAGCTTGTCACGGTTACTGCGGGGACCGGCATCGGCAAGTCAACCCTCTGCCGGGAACTAGCGTACCACTTGGTCAAGGCCGGGCAGAAGGTCGGCTACATCGCCCTTGAGGAATCGGTTGGTAAGACTGCCGAGTCCTTCATCTCACTTGAACTCAACATTCCCCTTCACACGTCCAAGACGCCGGTCTCTGATGCGGTTCTTCAAGAGGCGTGGAAGCGGGTATTCGACAACAGTCGGTTCTTCCTCTACGACCATTGGGGTTCAACCGACATCGACAACCTCATTTCCAAGATGCGTTACCTCGTCCGGTCCTGCGGTGTGGATTGGTTGTTTCTTGACCATATTTCCATCGTGGTATCCGGCATCGCTGATGGTGACGAGCGGCGAATGATTGACAACATCATGACCCGACTCCGCACCTTTGTCGAGAACGTGGACTGTGGCCTCATCATCGTTTCCCACTTGAAGCGCACCGACGAGAAGATATCCCACGAGGAAGGCGGACGAGTTCGACTGTCTCATTTGCGAGGGTCCGGCGCAATCGCTCAGTTGAGCGACATTGCCATTGGCCTTGAGCGGGACCAACAGGACGCTGAGGAAGCGAATGTGGTTGCTGTGCGCGTTCTGAAGAACAGGTATTCCGGTGACACCGGGGTTGCCTGTGAAATGTACTACGACAAACAAACCGGTAGGCTCTATGTCCGTGAGTCTGAGCAAGTGCTGTTCACTCAGGCGGCGACAGAGGACGGGAGCATCGACTACTGAGAAAGGAAGGTTGGTATGGGGAAGTATCCATTATGTGATTCATGTGAAGCATACAAGGACAAGTTTTGTGTGGATCTCAAGACAGGTGTCAGGAAGTTCGAACCGGACCCCCGGCTCGGCTGTCCTGACCACAAGCCGGTCAAGCTGTTTCGGATGCATGACCATCCCGATGAAAGCCGAAAGTCTTTCGGGCTGAACATCCTCGATAACAACGGGATTGAACTGGATGAGAAGAACCCCGGTCCGATGGGTGATTGGGAGTCAAGCGGCGTCTTCTGTAAGGGGGAAAATGAAGTTACGACTCGGAAGTGTATTGACTGCGCTCACATGAGTCAGGCCAATGCTCCTTATGTGTGGCAGACTCCGATTGGTTTCCATGTTCATACGACTGATTACTGTCAGAAGTTTAAGGTCGAGAGAAGTCGCCACGCGGTCTGTGTGTGTACTGAGCATACACCCGTTGAGAAGGCGAAGAAGCCCATCCCGACTGAGATGTTCACCGTCACGAAGACCGGCGACGCCAACACGTCTGAACACTACAAACACTTTCGGATTCAACCTATCGACTTCGTGGTTGCCAATGACCTCGGTTTCCTTGAAGCCAATGTCATCAAGTACATCTGCCGGTATCCCTACAAGGAGAACGCGCTGAAGGACTTAGAGAAAGCCCGGCAGTACGTCGATTGGCTCATTGAACGTGAGAGAAAGGTTGGTGTTACCTGCCTTGACCAGGAAATGGACTGACGAATTTTTCAACCGGTATAACAAGCAGTCCGATGAGAAGTGGGGGAACTTCAACCCTTCCTACCTTTTCGACAAAGAACCCGATGAAGTCA